AACTTCATTTTTTGCTCCGATTGGTTGCAGTTCTACCACCACGCTTTGGCATGGCACGAGCCTCAATCATGGCGATAGCGACAGCTTGGTCACGGGATTTAACCTTCTGACCAGAGGAAGACTTGAGCTTGCCTCGCTTGTATTCGCCCATTACCTTGCCAATCTTCTTGGCTGCATCATCCATTTTCATAGGAATCTCCAATATAGGTTGCGTAATACTACCATATTGTGTTAATAAAAAAAAGAGCCACTTTTTTAGGGTGGCTCAAAATGGCAACGGCAATCAGACCAAGCCTCGGATTAACCTTTTAATTGGTTTTCCCCAAGACAAGTTAGACCCCCAAGAGATGGTGGCGGCATCTGAGGCAAATGTCAAGACAAAAGCGTCAGCCATATCGGGAGATTTCAAGCCCCGTCTGCGAATATCGTCTTTAGATTCGATTTTTATTTTTCCGTTAGATGTAAATGTGTACCTAACTGTTGCCAGTTCAGCAATGAAATCCTCATTATTGGGTATCTTGCAGTCCCGTTTCTCAAGCCAAGCCTTGGTTTTATGCCATAGTTCTGCTCTTAGGTTCAAATACGTCCCACCCATAGCAGGACTTTCGGACACGTTAATCCCACGGCAGGGTAGTTTTAGTTCCCTTAGTCGGTCAACAACACCAGCTCCGAGGCCGATAGAGTCAACCAGAATCTCTGTTGGGCGGCTCTTGTGGTCACAAGCTTCGTATTGAGCGACTACTGCACCTGTTAATTGCATCAGGTCTAGGTTTCTCCAACGCTCTAGTGTATGAACCACATTGGATTGACGCTTACACAGAACTGACGAGTCAGAGCCGAACCGAGCAACGTCAAGTCCCCAAATGATCGGAGCGTCTTCGTAAGCTCTTGTGTCTCTGTGTTTAGCAGACTCAAGTAACTCCATAGGAATAATCGTGTCATCATCGCTCCTTGGGAATTCACCCAAAACCCTGATCCGATAGGCATTACTTTCCTCGCCATAGCGGGATTTCATGTCCTCAACGTACTCTTTACTCACCCGAGTAGAGTCAATACAGGATACTCTCTTTGTCCACCACTCATCTTTGAGCCGATTATGTGTGTCAAAGAAGAAGCCAGAAGACCTGACGGGGTTGCCTAGTAGGATAGTTAGAGCATTGTGTCCAGACATAGAACCTGCAGCAGCCTCGAATACTGCCTCTGGAACACCAGAAGCCTCATCCGCAACCAACATGACATTCTCAGAATGAACACCTTGTAGGGCTTCGGGCTGTTCAGCCCTACTGGTTCGAGCAGAGATGAACGCCTCTGTAGCGGAAGCTTTGAGTTCGATCCTCTCTTGTTTGACATCAAGTAGGTCTTGGATAGGTTGGGGTAGTTCTTTGACCCACCTCTTTAGCTCGGCAAACAAAGCGTCATACAGTTGGGCAGAAGTAGGGGCAGTCACCACGACTTTGACGGGATACCTGGTCAACAAGAACCACAGCATTGCCCATGATGCCGTTGTGGACTTACCCACTCCGTGACCAGACCTGATTGAGATCTTTCTCTCACCAGTAGCTACAGCGTTAAGAAAGTCCTTCTGCCAATCATCAGGCTCTACTCCTAGGACTTCTTTAACGAACAGAACAGGATCACTCCTGTATAGGGTAATGAACTGGATAAATGGGTTATGTGCCATTGTTTTCCAATGTTACAACTTCAGCCTTACCCATGTGCTTAAGGGCTTGGAGGTGTAGATCACCTAAAGAGATATTGACTTGGGTTTTGGCGGTATCTCCGTAGTTCTCAGGATCAAGCTTGGAGGCCATCCACTTCCTAGTATCGACTTGAAGTCTGGCTTTATTCACTCCACTATTGCTTGTCTCATCTGCTTGGTCAGCAATGTCTAAAGCCTCTTCTGCCAGTTTCTCAGCCTTTAGCTTACGTGCAGCGAGTACCGCATCTCTACGCTCATCAGTATGGTTAATCCAGAAGGAAAGCATGGGTCTGGAGCATTCTATGAACTCAGCCAACCTCCCAATGGTCATTCCCTGACTTATATGTGCGGTAACGAACTCTATCCCTCCAAGCTCTTCAATCTTCTTCTCTAACGCTCTTCTCATTGGAAAACCAGCCATATCTACTCCTTATTCAACAACATTCGGTAATGGGCCTTCGTTGTTTATCTTAAACACGGGCATCCCATCGGGAAACAAAGCAGCCATTGCATAGGCATTCTTAATCTTCTCTTCTAGTGGCATTCCATAGAAGTGGACAATAAACTCCCCAATCTGCCACCTCTTCATGCTTTGGTTCATCACCTCAGACTCAACAATCCGAATAGCCTTATCAGCCCAATCTAGCTCTTGCTTCATATTCCAGATATGTTGTTGAGTCCTCCAGACATACTGCTTCCAAATATCATAGTCCTCAATCATCTGGTCTATCACCCTAAATGTCTCAGGACGATTCACATAAAGCATCACATCATTATTAACAGGCCACCACCCTGTCCTCTCCCTCGCAATAACCACACAGTCCTTGTCAACCAGAATGTCCTCAACCTTAATCTTCCAGTTGGTAAACATCACATCAGCCCCTACTGTCATCAGAACATCTACCTGGGCCAACTGCTCTTTTAAGTCTTCTAGGCTCTCCAGTACTGTCTCATTGAATCTAGAGTAGTCAAAGTAGTAGCTACCCCACTCATAACCATGCCTCTTGGCATATCCCTGCTGATTCTCTGACGTTATTTCAGATAACTCTTTTATCTTCTCAGAGGTGTTCGTGTAGATCTTTATCTTCATTACGTGTCCACAAATTCAAAACCATACTATAACAAAAAATTTTTTGAGGATGTCTCTTTCTTTGTGGGGGGAGGGGTAGGGGGTCTATAGATTGATTGTGAGATTGATGTGTGTAATTGTCCCCTGCCACAGCACCCCCTCACTTTTACTCAAGGGGGGGGTAAACCCTACCCTTACGTAGAAACCCTATAAGGGTAAACCCTACTGTTTATCCATACAGTAACGCAAATGAGAATGATTCGCATTCGTATTTGTCTCATAGGTGTGTAGGGATTGATTGTGTCAATGTCCAAAAGGTTTCTATCTAGCGTTTTCTTTTATAGGTCTATCAATGCTTACGTTATCCGTTCCCCCTTATGTTCCTTATGTATTCCCCTTTACTATCCCTTACATGAAAGGATGCCAATGGAATGGGTTGACCCTTTCTTTTCTTTTCTAATTGTGGCTACAAAATCAAATGAATACTCAGGTTATAAGGGTAACTACTTATAGGGTAAACCACTAGCGTTGTTTTTAAAGGCTTTTTTACCTATTGGCACGGAACTTTCGCGCTCTATATGTGAGAGGGTAGATTTTTTACTCTCTCTTTTATCAACTACTTAAAGGCGTACATAAAATGAAATATTCAGATCAACAATTAAACGACATGGCTCGATCAATGGCGTTAGGCACTCAGGGATCTTTTGCAAGGCACTTAGGCGAGGCTTTCTTGGTTGCTGATAGTGGTAATAGGCAAACCATCCTCGAAGCCTTTGAAGGGCTTTTTGATCGTGTTGCAAGGTTTAAAGGAATTAATCCAGTAAATGAGGTGACAGCATGAAAAATGAATTCTTGGACTATTTAACAGCCATCGCTTTGGGTCTTATGCTTTGCATAGGCTTGCTTGAATGGTTTGATGTCCTCACAAAATAATTCTTTTCTTTTTAAATAGGTGTACACAATGACAGTAGAAACAGAAACCAGTTTGCTTGACCATGTGCGACAGATTGCAAACACAATCACAAACGGCTTTGGCGATGAGATTAACTCCGATGGCGAAGAGATGGGAGCCTTTGATTATCTCCATGACGCCTTAGACATTGAATATATCGTTAACAGTAAGCGTGAATATTTAGGCGCTAGGGTTTTGGTTGCCTTTGGCGGTCCTAACATTTGGGTAAATACTCGCACAAACTTAGTCGAGGGTTATTGGTGGGGTGCGTATGCTAAAGCCTCATTCAATGATGGCATTGGCC